ATCTGCCGCTTCTAATTCATGTACCCCCCCTAATGATGTTACGGCGTAAATGCTGTTTCTTTCTGCGGCACTGCCAATGATAAGGTTTTTTATGACAAAGTCACTAGCTCCGAATGTGTCAATCGACTCCCAAGCCTTGTTCAAGAAGTTGTATATGAGGATCGTGTTGTTCCCAATGGCATCATTTGCACCAGCAATGGTATCTAATGCCACCGCGAGGTAGTATCGATTGTTGAATAGCACCCCGACAGCCTCTGGGGCTAGGTTTTTGTTGATCCGGTCGATATATGGCTGAATATTCTTGGAAACAGGCTCATCAGCACCCCGAAGGTTGTAGTCGTTTAGGAACTCGACGGAATACACCCCGTCATCCGACAGGAATAGCATGGCGTTCCCCTTCATAACGACACTCTTCCTCGCCAAACAGCCAACCTCAGTGGTCAACTGCGTAACCTTGGTGTCAGTTAAGCTACCAGCAGTCCCACTTATTAAGTGCAAGCTGTTACGATTTAAAACAACTAAGCTGTCATCATAGAATCCTTGCATCCCCACAAGATAATCAGTCGTTCCACCCGTAATGCGGAACTGATTAGCTATCTGATCGAACGTATGGCTGTCTAGAATGTCCGAAACGGATATTTCATCGGTAATCTTTCTATCCGTGTAGGATGGCAAATCAAACGTACCAGCAGGTTGATAATAAAACGGAACCCACAATCTACGCTGGAAATAAACACCCCAAGGTGGGGCTGGCTGATGGATAAACCCACCGCCTACACTGAACCTGCCACCAAACTCAATCTGTTGGCTTCCGGTAATGCTTGCTAGGTTTGCTACCGGAGCAATAAACGAAATATTCGTAGTTGAGGCACTCGATACCTCAAATGACTGACCTGCAATCGCACTGAACGTGGGGATGTTTGTTTCATACACAACAATCGTGTCACCTTTTACAATAGTCGTATTTCCGCTAACTGTAAGGCTAACGACTCCGCTTGTCACTGATCCTATGGTGGACACAAACACCTGTGGTTGGGTGTAAGCTCCTCCGGGAACAAGCGTAAAGTCTGTCTTCAGCACCCCTGCGGTGACAACAAAGGTTGTTGTGCTGGATTGCGTTCCCGCTGATGTATATGTAAACACATCCTTGTCCGTGACGGCTAGAACAGTGAACGTGCCATTAGGGTTGTAGGTGTTCCCTCCACTAAGTCCACTGACAACAATAGTGTCATTTGCACTTAATCCGTGATCCTTGATCCGCATCGTAACAGTGGTTGATGGAGTGGCTGGCTGACTAGCACTCTCAATCTGCCGACCGTTAGGGAACCACTCAAACGCCTGCGTCCCATCACGAAACAGAAACACACGATCAAACGCCTGTATCATGTCGGTATCTCCACTCAAGGATTTACCAGTAGGATACTCAATATCCTGCGTGGTGTATTGACTCTGATCGCTAAGGGTAACTAGAATAGCTTTAGAATCCAATGCCAACACCACACTCTCAGCGTTACCCGAGTTAGGATCGCTGAACAAACAAGAAGCCCTTACGTTCACGTTAGCCGCATCATTGATTGGAACTTGAGATAATGTGCCAGCACCAGAAACAGCAGTGGTCGCGGCGGTTACAGGAAACTTCATCTGCGTTGAGGAAACGTAAGTTAAAAGCCTAACCCCATTTGGATCAGTCCCAGTAAAAGCTAATCCAGCAATTAGACCATATCCCACGCTGCTTGCCGCAAACCCATGTCCAGCAGTAACAACAATCGTTACCTCATTGGATGCAAGGCTAGAAGACGCAATGACCTTTGATGTAGTTGTAACAACCTCTGACACTGGAGAGGTGGCAGATACCGTGTATGTTCCAGAACCTCCTGTAAGCGGATAGGTTATACTTGTTCCACCAGCCGTAGTTGCAACAAACACGCCATTAGGGTCTGATCCAGTTGTGTAAATAATCCCACCAATATTTAACGTCGAACCATCTGTTAGCCCGTGATTAGAAGCCGTAGTCAACGTAACAACGCCACTAGTAACAGAAGCAGCAGTAATTAAAATGCTAGTTCCAACCAAGAAAAACGGCAACTGCAAGGGACTACCACCAGTGGTCAGTGACTCAGTCCTCGTAACAACCCCTTTCCGGGGCTTCCAATACCCCTCCATGCGCCCGTTAAGGGACTCCCTGACCTCACCCTCCTTTAACTGGTTAAGCTGGAGCCTCTGGTTCACACCAAAGAATCCACGATCAACAGCCTCTCCGATTAGATCGGACATTCCTGATCCAAACTGACTCATCAGATATCGTAAGCAATAACAACCCCGCTAGTCACCGTTAATGCCGTAATCCTACCGCCAATCCCCACACCAGCAGGAATCGTAATCGTCTGCAATCCCGTCGAAGTCGTAATGTTAGGAGCCGTAAACACGCTGAACACCGTATCAGTAATAACCTGAACCCAACGGAATGTTCCCGTAACCGCACCACTAGCCGAGGTAATAACTTTACCACCACCCTGCCCCTGCAAATCGTAACTAACTGGACTGCTCATGCCAAACTACTGACAGGTGAGGATAATCTGTCAAGGGGTCGCTCTCAGCACTGGCCAGTCTTTCACTCCTTTGGGCTGGTTCATCATTCGGTGAAACGTAGGGATTGGGTGAAACATCCCCAATTGGATTATTTTTTAAAGGGGTGGTTGAATGGTGCTGCTTTTCTCGCTCGTCCAAATCTTGACCCCCTCCCCCCGGTGTTCCTTTCCCTTCCATTCCCTTCCCTTCCCTTCCCCTTTACAACATTGCATTCCGTGTAAAGTTTCCCTTTTCACGGAATTTACTACGGATAAGTTAACAAACACGCGTCACACGAACTGAAACACGCGTCACAACGACAAAGCATACACAAGATGCAGTGCTTTTGTGCGTAATTCTCGGTAATTACTTGTAGGATTGGAGCAATCCCTTATTCCATAAGCATTCCCCACTTGGGCTTATGTGTATTGTAACAAGTTGATACTTCAAACGACTGTTTGATATGTGTACTGATCTCGAGCGGTGGATAATTTATTTCGGAAAGTGTGAGCTATTCCCTGACCTCATTCCCTGACTTTATCTTGTCTATTACCTGCTCCTATCCAGCAGCAATGCCCCCGTAATTGCGTCAGGATGCCCTGTAGTGGCTCTCACCCCAAATCCCTTATCCACACTCCATCTATACCTAAACCCCTCTCACAATCGATCCTCGTGCCTTTTACCGTGAAAGCTGGGCAAGAAGAAGCCCCAAGAGATTGCTCCCTTGAGGCTTTGCGGTGGTCTAGGCTGTCTAGATTACCTCCCTGATCTCAGCATCCTCGCAGGATGTTGCCCACAGGATGGTGGACAGGTTCTTGCGAGCCTCCTCGATGGAGTTGGCATCGGTGGTGGCGATGGAGACCGGGTCTCCTGCCTTCGTCTTGGCTATGGCTTCGTATGTCTTCATGGTGATTATGCGTTGATGTCTTGGATGTAATACTGGGTGATCTCGGGCGATGTGAAGTTGCAGATAACGAAGATCCGCACTCCGAATCCCTCGTAGGTTGATATCTCAAACTGCTCGCAGTTGTAAAAGGCTCGCCATGAATTCTCGTCGTTACCGATCAATGCCCATGCGGCTGCTTCGGTGATCTCTATCGTGTTGCGTGGTAGTTCCATATTGGTGGTTGGTTTGGTGATGGTTGCCGGGGATCGAACCCGGGAGAGTGGTTATGGTTTGATGGCGGGGGTGACGATCTCCAACAGGCTGTCGTAAGCCTTTCTGTAGGCCTTGCTGTTGCGGCGACCGGATTCCTTGGCGACCTTGTCGATCAGGATATCGGCAGCACTGTAGGATATCTGGATTCCCCGGCGCAGGGTGGCGACTACGTCATCGACAAACGAGTTACGCCCTTCGCCTGTGTATTCCCACTGGTGATGACCGACCTGCACATGGATGGGATAGGTGCGATCAAATATATCTGCGATTGGGGCGAATGCTACGACGAGTGCCTCACGCTCAATCTTGATAGCATCACGGGCATCCTTGCGGGTGGCAAGCTCGCTGGCGACGAGTGCCTTGGCAAGCTCCACGGTCTCGGCGTAAGCCCTGCTGGTGGCGCAGTTCTCGCACAGCCAGACGAGGTATCCTGCATCGATGTCACGCACCTCATGGATCGACTGCCCTGCATATTTGCCGCCTTGCAGGATTGACCAGTCAATTTTGCGGCGGGTTCCGATTGGCAGCACATCGAAGTCGATGTTGAGATCGATGTTGAGATCGTAGCCCAGTGCCTGCGCCTTGGTGATAGCCTCGTCCTTGTTGATGCTCAGGTTGCAGATGTGGTAGTCACGGGTGACGGTGCTGTCCTCGCTGACGTATTCCTCGAAAGAATAACGCAGCGTGTAGTAGTTGGACTTAGCTCCGGTGGAGATGTAGTAGCGTGTGGTGGCGG